TTTTCTTTGGCTTAACCGTGTTGCCTAGGGCTTAATGTTACTGAATGTTTATTGTGCTTATCTCCTAAACACGATGCAAAGATATTAATATTTTTCGGTTCCACCAAAACTTTTCCCGAAAGATATTAATATTTTAACTTTTATTGGCTGTTTGTGTCGTAAGCACAGCTATTTTCGGTACGTTTTCGGTCGTTTTCGGTACGTTTTCGGCTGTTTTCGGTACGCTTTCCACGCTCTATATAATAATAACCTGCACGCATTAGCTAGCTAGAATGAATATAATCTAACTCTTACCCCTTTTCTCTCAATGAAAAGTGTTCTTCGCACAAAAAAATGGGCAGAAAAACGCTCTCCTGCGCTTCCTGCCCTTTTAAAGATTGATATTATGATTGAACCTATTGAACTCTTTTCTTGATGCGCTCCTTTATCCAGTTAACCGCAAGAAGGAACAGAAACAGAATCACGCAATCGCCAATGAATAGCCTTATCTTGTGCCATGCGCTCGCTGGCTTCTCCACCTCCTTGGTCTTGTATCGGTTGACGTAATACTTGACCTTCACGGTGTCGGTCACGAATTTGTAGATGTCGCCCACGATGGTGTCCGTCTTGGTCGTTGTCTTCCATCTGGTGGTCGTAAGATTGTGCCACCGCTCCTTGATTACGGTGTCGCCCTTGATATAGACAAGCACACTGTCCTTCTTGAATACGCTGTCGTGCTGCCGGGTGTCCTGCCAGTGGATCTGTCGCTGGTTCACGCTGTCACGTCTTACGCTGGTGTGTGCGCTGTCGTGATACACCGTGTTATTTTGCGCTGTTTTAGCGCAGGAACAGCCCAAAATCAAAAGTGGGGCAATTATAAGCATGACGAGAAAAAACGCCACAGAACGCAAATTTCGCCCTTTTCTTGAATTTTCCATACTTTATAAACTTTAGATTAATGTGTTTATTACGCAGGCACCTTGATTTTCAAGGCTTCCTTGGCTCGCTTCAAATACTTCTCGCAGGCTGCCAGTCCGTTGTACCCTCCGTTTATCTTTCTGCGGATAGCCTTCAAGTTGTCTTGGTCTGCCAACTCATTGCAGCCGAAGGTGTCGAATACCCACATCGAGGATTTCGTTGCTCCCAGAGAACGCTCCAGAAGTTCGGGACTGTTCACAACATCGAAGCCGCAATAATTTGCATACTTCCGGTAGTTGGCTCGCCCGGTAATCTGTATCAATCCCCTGCCCTTATACTTCACGCCATCGCCCTGCTGGGTGTTTCCGAGGTCTTTCCTGCCCTCGTAGGCTCTGCCGCTTGCCAGTTCTTTGGTGTATCTCAACTCTCCGCTTTCGTGGGCAATCTGTGCGAGATAGTGCGCCATCCTTAGTGGGGTGTTGATGTGGAAATGCTCTGCCCATCCGTTGATGATTGGAAGGTAGGTGTCTGCCCTGCTGCCTGCATTCGGCATTACCTTTAGAAGTTGCGCTCTAGTTATCCTCATTGTCTCCTCCTTTCTTCCGCTCTTCTTTCATTATCTCGACAACCGCCTTCGCAATCTCGTCCTTATTTTCGAGGATCACCTGCATCGTGCGGTCTTGCTTGCGTATCTCAGCCTTCTCGTATGCCTTCTCCCGGATACTCTTAAACTCGCACAAAAGCAGATACACCGTCCAGGCGATGGCGAACATAGGGAAGGGAGATATGATGCACGTAGCTACGTCCATAAGCGCAGCGATGAGAAATGTAGGAAAATACTTCTTTGCCTTGTCGCACGTTTTCTTCAACCCGGTTGACGTTCTTGCAACATGCAGTTCCTTCGCCTTCTGTATGCCTGCTATCAGGTCAATTGTCATCGCTATCAGAATTGTAGCGAAACAGATAAAAATTACTAGGGCGCACAGATAAAGGTGGTGCACCTGAAAATCGTGAAATACTTCGCTCATATCAATTTATTTTTTTGATTATTCCAATTTCTCCCAGTCAATTGTAACTCCATTTCCGATGATGTCTGCCGTCCACCTGCAGAATGCCATACCCTCATATCCGTCCGGATCACTAGCTACGGCAATAGCATACTGTACGCAGTCGCTCTCGGTCTTGATTACCTTCGGGTAGAAGTCCGCATAAGCCATATTAGCCAAATAGAGAATATCCCCGAGTGTCGTACCCTTTGAGATTATCTCGTTGTTTGTTGCCAGCCGGATTTCGTCTACCGTCCATCGGTGGCTCGTTCCGTCTACGTTCTTCATCTGCTCGCTTGCTTTGATTGCTAGCTGCTTCGTGAAGTGGTAGCCGTGCTTGGCAACGTATGCTACATATCCGCTGGCTCCCATGAGTGCCTTTGCTGCCTTCTCGTATGGTAAGCTGTGGATGATGTCGCTCTCTTGGTGCTGGTGTCGCTCTTCCTCTCTATCGCAAGAATGGCGCAAAACGATGATTTTCTTCATAGTGCGCCCTCCTATCCTAGTTTGTCGAGTAATTGCTTGACCATGCCACGAATGCCGCTTATATCGCCCTCAAGTGCCTTGAAACGCTTTTCGGTTTCCTGCTTCTCCTTGATGGCAGGGTTCAAAGCTGCAAGAAGTTCTTCGCCCTTCGCTTTCCGCTCCTTGCTTGGCTCGTATGCCTTGATTATCTCATCGGCTTCATTTACCAATTTCCCAACTTCGGGCAAAAGGTCTGCCTTGTCGGTTGCCAGTACGGTTTCGCCTGCAAAGGTTACTCCCAGGTGTTCGGGGATAGTGTAGATTGTCTGCTTTCCATCCACCTCGATTGTTACGTCTCGCATTGGCTGTCCGCTGCTGGAAATGGTTGCGATGCCAGTGTTGATGTGCGGCTGGTTGTCTACGACCTTGCCTTCCTTAACTTCCACCGTCTGCTTGTCTAGCAAATAGACCGGGTGATTTCTCTGAATATTTTTAAATTCCATAATGCGCTCTTTTTAGATAAATCGATAAATAGACAAAAAGGGGTCTCACTGATAGAACAGCGAGTTGCCCCTTGATAGATTTTGTTCAGACCGCCTACGCACCAGTGGTGGTTGTGGTGGTCTTCAACGCTGCAATAAGTTCAGCGTTCTGTCTCTGCTGGCTCAACTCCAGGCGTGCATCGTTGTACCGCTGCTGCAAATCCTGCTGCCAGTGATTGTTCAGCACATCGATAACTCGCTGGGTGTTGTCTTGGTTCGAGCGGATGATGTCGCACTTGTCCTGCTGAAGCTGGAAACCGAGTGCCGAGAAGCCTCGCTCTATGCTGCGGTTGTTGAAATCGAATCCTCGCTGCATTGAGTTCTCGATGTTTTTCTGCCCCAGCTGGTTGTCGTAGCCCATCTTGATGATGTTCTGCTGGGTCTGGCAGCAGCAGTCCTTCAGTGCGATGGTCATCTGCAAGTTACCCTGCGAGATGGCATTGATTACTCGCTCTGCCGAATAACCAACTTGTCCGCTTATCTGCTGGATGCCTGCCTGAATGCCGCAAACAGAAGACTGCAATGCGTTGAAGTCGCAGTTCAAATTAGCCGCCAACGTCTTCAAGTCCTGGTTGTTGCCCTGGATTGCGCCCATCAGCAAGTCGCTGTTGTGGTTGTCGCTCATCTGATTGCGAAGGCTGTCAATCTGAGACTGGATTTCGGCACGCTGTACGTTGCCGTTCTGTCCGTTCCAGCCATCACCGTACATGAATCTGAACATTCCTAACATCATCATGTAGGCGAAAGGGTTGTTCCAGCCTCCACCCATACCACCGTTCATTGCTGCCAGCATAGTCGCTGGATCATTGTCTCTACCTCTAGCGAGCAAGGCTGCTGCTAGGTTGTCATTGCCACCGTCCCCAGTGCAATAGACTTTTTCGATTGTGTCTGCCATAAAATTTTGAGTTAATTATGTCGTGGAAGCCAAATATTGGAATCCGCTGCAAAGTTACTCTGATTTTTGGCTCGCTCCAAAAAGTTAGTGCAGGGGTATTTATCGAATTGTTGTCAAAGAACGCTTTTGGTTATTTTCTTTTTGTTTCTTGATTAAACACAAATCGGCTCAACGTCCTTGTTTAGAAGGGTCGCTTGTGCCGTGGCAAGTCGATAAACTCGAGACGTGATGAGATAAGTGTAAGCCATCTTACAAAGATGTCTCACTGCTGGAACGGTGCGGTTTAATACGGTCGCAATGGTCGTTATGCTGAATCCTGCGTGTATCATCTGCTCAACGACCATACATCGTGTCATTACGAGGTTTTCTGCTCGAGACTTGCCGAGAACGTCTTCTCTCGTAATGCTCAACTCTCCGCTCGGCAGTTCAATAGCACAACACTTGATTACGTTGTCTATAACTCGCCATAGTTCTTTCTCCTTGTCATTCATATTTTGTTTGTTTATTAATTTTAGTTTTACTTGTTTTGGACAAACTCTGCAACAACAAGTTTATTATCATCTGTCTTGATTAAGCGTGTATAGGTATCATATGTCGTTGTCAAATATTCAATCTTATTAATAAGTGGACCATGTGATGATAATTGCATTTTATACATGTAGCTATTACCATTGTTAGAGCAATAAGTGCTAGCTCCTTGCGCTCCTGCAAAGACTACCTCCAGGATGCCTCCTTTCGATGCCTTTTGAAACCAATTGTATACATTGATACCAAATGTTATGTCCATGTTAACAATCTGATGATTCGCGACAAATGGAATACTAATATATCCTGAGGCGTCTGTTTCGTTTCGATAATCAGAATTATTAACAATAGCTGTACCAAAATTTGCTTTTATTTTCGTCCAAAGCTTCTTTATTCCACTTTCATCCAAGAAATTCATACAAACCTCCTTTCTAATTTAATGCATCAATTACCGATGTTGGGATTGCGCTGTCTGCTGTTGCGCCATTGGCGATGCCGTTCAACTTGGTTTTGAGTGCTGACGTGAAGTCTTCGGTCGAAAGCCCCTTTCCGCTTACCACGTCAACCTTCCTTGATAGGGCTTTATTTACGTCTGCCGTCTTAGCATAAGGCGACAAGTCGTAGGTGGTGTTCGTGTCAGTCCATGGAACGTTAACGTATGCCTTCTCTCCACTCAACTGCACTGGATAGTTTCTTCCGTTGGCTGTATAACCTACTTGAATACCCCCTCGTGTACCATTGGCTGCAAGTGGAAGGGAATAGTTATTGGCGCCCTCAGCTATTCTATCCAATTTATTCTTGTCACGTATAGACATTAAGCCTGCCATATTTGATGTGGCATCTTCAAGTGCTATTTCTACCCTAGTGCCACCCTTTATAGCAGAGAAACGTATAACCTGCTTTAGTACCTGTCCTTGTGGTGTAGAATCGAGAACGTTTTGGATCACTTTAATTTCACTCAAGTTAACAGTCTCACTCTTTTTAGCATAATCTGCAAGGTCTACTGTAGTACGGAAGTCTCCGAGTTTCTCCCATTTTGAAGCATCATAAGTTGCACTGGTATCACCAGTATAAATATATTCCTCATATTGATTCTGTGTAACACCACTAGCATCTTTAATAAGATAAATATGCTTCTTAATATTAGTTGTAGGAAGAGCAGTTACTACTTCTGCAACTGTAGTATCAAGATTACCTAATTGGTCTAATGGAACATTTCCATTTGCATCAAGTCCTGCAACACCATTAGCTTCACCAATAGGAATCATTTTTCCACTTGCGAAAAGATAATTAACCCCATACTTACTATTAGTAATATTGGATGGGTCTATTCTTATAGACTTACCACCATCTGCCTCATTTAAAAAAGACACACTTCCTCTAATTGTACCACCGGTTAATGATAAATAATTAATATTAACCCAGTTCTTAATTTTCTCCCAAAAGGAAGCAAGTCCAATTGCGTCTAAAAATTGCATAATCTATTGTTTTAAATTGTTATTTACTAGTAATATCTGTTATCTGTTCCTCCGTGATTGCTGGAGGGAAGTCCTTCGTCACGATGTCGGTCACTTTGTTTGCGATATCCTTGTAGATGTCCGTGCCGAGTTTTTTTGCTGTCACGCTGCCGTCTCTGATGTTTCCCGTTGATATACAGTCCTCGGTCAGATGGTCGTGTTTGACCGCTCCCGGTTGTAGTTTATCTGAGGTCACACAATTGGATGCTAGGTGTCTGTTCTTTACAGAGCCATCGGCAAGCTTCGCTGCCGTTATCGCCCCATCCGCAATTTGCGCATCCGTTATTGTTATCTTGGCGAGTTCACTCTTGATAATCCTAACGACCGCATCGTTCTCCAGTTTATCGTCCATCATGTCAAGCATCCTGCTTAACTCGACAACGATGTCGTAAATTTCCGTGCCGACACGCACCGCTGTGTTTTCTCCAACCTGCGTTGCATCTCGTATCATCTCTGCCATACGGAGCATTTTTTGAATATCCTCGTTCATAACTTATTTGCTTTTAGTTGCCTATTGCGTGAATGTGTGACCTCGTTCCTCGCTGTGCCTTCACTTCCCCTTTCGTGGTGAATGCCTTGAGGTATTCGAGTGCATCTGATAAATATCTTTCTGCCATATCCAATATGTCGTTGTACTGCTTGTTGCTCGATACGTCTTGAACATGGTCTGAATAATCGTCTCTGTGGCGCATTCCACCTGCTCGGCTTACAATTGTGCCATCGGCACGAAAAAGCCTCGCATACGTGAAATAAGCGAGTGCCTTGCGTATTCCGCTGGTGTACTTCTGCACCTTGGTTTCGTCTTGGCTGCAATCGCCCTCCTTCTTGGTGGTGTATTCGCCACCGTCCAGGAAAGTTGCAGGCTGGAAATCGGGCAATACTGAATCGCCCCACTCTCCCTGCTCGGTTGCTGCCTTGAACCGCTTCCACCCGATGGCTGGTATGATGTTCGCATCTTCGCATTCACGAATGTATGCGTTCACCTCATCCTCATCTAGGTGTGTGCTGGTCGGTCGTGCCAGTTCCCGGAACTGATCAACCGTGATAAGTTGTTTTCTTTGTTCTCCCATAGGCTCAATAAATTAGTCTATCGTGTTATTACCTGCCACCTCGCTGCTGATATACTTTAGCGGCTGTAGCTTAGGGTCTAGGTTCTGAATGGCTGGGTCGTGCCAGCTGTTGAAAATCTTCTTGAAGGCTCGCTCGATGAATCGCTGCTCGGTCGTCACTTCGCCTGCATAGTATTCGTAAGCGTCCTGCATAACTTGTCCACTGAATCCCAGCTTGCCAATACGGATTGAGTAGAAGAGTTCTTGATGGAACTGTGCGTAGATGCGTTCGATAACGCTGCTGTCTGTCACGGAAAACTCCTTGTCGAAGTTCTTCGTAGGGAAAGCCACTACCTTCGGTTCGTCTTCCTCGTTCTCCACCTCGACCGCAAGAATCTTCGCTGTGTTCTCGTCCCCTTGGAACTGCAAAAGGTCTTCATCTGAAATCATCTGTCCGCTCTCCACTTCTTCGCCTTCCTCGTTGAACTTCGGAACACCCTTCTTGGTTACGAGCATGCACGATACTAGGAAGTTGTTGCGGACGTTTCTCATCTTGACGTTGCCAAGTCCCTCATCGGTTGAAATCTCAGTGATGGCTGAATCGTAGCTGGCTGTCGGATAGATAAACTGTCCGTCTAGGCTCTGCCACAGAATCTGTCCCTTGTAGCTGTCGATGCCGCCAGCGTTCTCAATCTGCTTAAGAACGATGTCGGGGTCGGGGTTGAAGACGTTGATGCGCTCGATAGTCTTGTCGTTCACCATCAACCGCTTTCCGTTCCTCGTTTTCTTCTGCTCCCAGTCTGGATGCAGCAAGACGTGCGCCACGTTCCCCTTGTCGTCCGTCTCTTCCAGTCGGCAATTCTCAAAGGGTACGTGGCTCACGCTCGACACCTGCCCTAGAACGTTGTAGTTCACATGAATGGCAAAGCCTCCAAAGCGTGCGAGGTCTTGCGCTACGTTCCGGAGCAAATCGTCTGCCGTGTCCCCTTGCTGGTTCATCGTCAACGCTGCTAGAATGTCGCTATCAAAGCCGTAGCCCTCAATGAATCGGGCATATCGGTTAAGGCACAGCATTGCCGTACCGCTGGCTTCAGTGATGCGTGCGAGGTTCTGCGGATATAGATTATCATATCCGTATGCCTGCATCTTGAATCGGCTGACGTAGCCAATATCAACCCTTCGCTTTGGCTTCTTAACTGTCTTAACGTTCATACTGCTTGTGTCGTTTTACTTGTTGTTTTGTTACTCTTCCTTGCCTGCTTTCTCGGCTTGGTCGAGGTCTTTTTTCTTGTCGCTGCCTGCTGGCTGCTGTTTGTTCTCGATGAGTTCCTCGCTGGGTATCTTCTGGAAGTAGCTCTCCATGTGTGGGTACTTCGTCAGATATTCGTGCGCTACCTTGTCGGTCAGGTTCTCATTAGTGAAAATCTTACCATGGTAGAAATCCGGGCAGGAAATGATGAAACCTGCCTTCATAGCGTAATTACATGTTTTTGGCATTGCCTTTTCTTTTTTGAGTTTTAAATAAATTTCGATTAAAGCATCGTGGTAACACTGCTGGCAGGTTGTCGGTACAAACCGCTTGTGCGTTACCTCAAAATAGAGAGTTTCAATAACTGCCTTGTCGGTTGCATCAAAGGGACTGTCGAAACGTGCCTTCAACTCCCAGACCTTGGCTGTTGCTTCCTTGTATGTCATAGGCTACGCTGCTGCTTCCGTCAGAAGGCTCTTATACTTGGCTGCTGTGGTCTCGCTGTCTGTGTCGAAGAAGAAATAAGCTGCCTTCGGTACGCTCTCCTCTTCCAGCGTGATAAGCCAGCCACCCTCGGTGTCGTCTGAGTACTTGTCGTTCTCGCCTGCACTTGCCTTCAGTGCCTGCGCATATCCGAACACCTGATACTCTGCCTTTCCGTCCGCTCCCTTTGAAAGGTTTCGCAGGATGATGACGAACTTTCCGTTCGCCAGTCCGTCAATGATATTTGCGCAAACGTCAGGTGTGTTTGCCAATACCACGACTGCCACTGTGTTCTTCCAGCTGTTGCGATACGTGCCAACGGTCAGTTCGGTCTTGGTTCCAGTGAATGGCTTGCTGCCTTCCTGCCGGATAGCGTATGCTTTCTTGCCAGTCTTCAAAACTAATGTTTTAATTATATTGCCCGCTACAACTGACTTGGTGAAGTCGATGTCGTCTCGGTTGATGATAAGTCCATCGCCCTCCAGTCCCTTTGTTACTTGGTCTTCGCAAGGGATGATGATGTCCTGGGCGATAAGGCTCTCGCAAGTTGTTTCCATATTAATTCGTTTTAAATTGTTATATCCCCAACACCGTTTTGTGGGTGTTGAGGATTGTCAAAATAACTTAATACTAAACTGAAAATTTGGAGCGATTAGTAAGCTGCATGGATCATGTTCTCTTCGAGGAGAGCCGTGCCAATCTTACCGGTAGCATAGAGATAATTTCTGCGCTCCTTCTGGTCGAACCAGATGTCGAGGTCGCTAATGAGTGCATCGGCATCAGTGCCCACCATAAGGTGCTTAGGGTTACAGAATACCGCACGGTGTGGAAGGTTGATTGTAGCCTCGCCCTTCTCGTATGCGTTTATCATTCTGTCCCAAATGCCGACACGTGCAATCTTCACTCCGTTGTAGGTCGCTACATCGAAGCCATCGAACACCTTCTCCCACGGCATAATATCGTGGTAGGTCTGCTTGATGTCGTAGGTCAATGCGTCAGCAAGCGAGCGTGTCATAAGCAACACGGCATCGCTATCGTCAACGATACGTGTGTCCACGTCCATCAAGATGGTGTCAACGAGTGTTGTAGCCGTACCCTTTTTGCGCAATGCTGAAACCTGCGCTGCTGCCGTGGTCTCGCTGTTGGCTGCGATGGTGGTGTGGTTCTTTGCTGCTGTGGCTGTAAAGATGCGCTTGAAGAGACCGTCACAGACGTTGAACATATTAACGTCCGATCCTGCTGTCAGCTTGCCTCCACCTTCACCTGCCAATGCTGCCGCCTTGTCACCGAACCAGCCGAAACGCCAAATCATCTGCTGCATGGCTCGCTGGAGTGCATCGGTGTAGATGGTCATAAAGTCGGTGCTGGTAAGGTCGCCAATGGCTGTGCCAGTCTTCAATGAATACTCAGCGATGGTTCCCTTCAATGCCTCGTAGCAAATCTTGATAGGGATTTCCCACTGCCCGAGTTCCCAACGCTTCTGAGAGTTGGCGATACCCTTCTCTTCGTAGGTAGGGTCGCAACCGCCACCTGCCTTACCGACCATTTCCATCTCACCGATGAGTGCGATTGGATCATCGTTCTTGACCTTCATGATGTTCACGAATGAAGAAAAATCCTCATCTTGGTAGAAGGTTTCCTGCACGGCATCCTTGATGCTTGCGAGGTTTTCTGGCTCGAGTTTAAGGTTCTCGAGTTGCTTTTTTGTAAATCCTGCCATTATTTTCTTTTGATTTAATGGGTTAATACTTGGTTACTTCTTGCCCTTTTTGTGGAGTTTGGCAAGTCTCTCCTTGATGGCGTTCTTACCTTCCTCGACAGCGTTCACGTTGTCGCCTGCGCCTTTGCCGCTTGGCTGTCGCTGTGCTGGCTGGTAGTGGCTGCTGAAGCCTGCCAGCACCTTCTCCGCACCGCCAGCCATCTTCACTGCATTCAAGATGCGCATATCCTCCTTGCTCTTCGCGAGTTTCTGTGCGCTTGCCAGCTGTGCCTTGGTGTCGTTCAACTGCTGCTTGAGTGCTGCTACCTGCTGCTGCAACTTGGCTACGGTGTCGTTGTCGGTGCTTGATGCGCTGCCGCCTTCACTGCCTTCACCGCCCTCATTGTCGGTGTTGTTGTCGGTGTTATCTGCGGTCTGAATGTCGGTAATTACACCGTCCTCGACAACAATTGTCTTACCGTCCGGCATTTCAAACGTTCCGTCCGGACTTGCCTTGTCGCCAACTTGTGGATCTCCCTCTTCACGCTCAACGGTCAGTGTCTGTCCGTCTGCTGTGTTAAGTTCCATCGCCTTTGGCTCTGCCTTGGCTTGCGGCTCTTCCACCGCCTGCTCTGCTTCCTCCAGTGTCTTCACGCCCAACTTGGCGAGAATCTTGTCGAGGAGAGAAGCCTTTACTTCTGTTTTCTTCTCCATTGCTTTTGGATTTTGTTGTTTTGAATTAATAAAATTTTCTATGTTGCGTTTTGATGCGCTTGCGCTGAGTGCTGGAACGGTGCTGCTGATAAGACCTAGGCGCAAAGCCTCGCTGGTGTTGATGAAGATGTCCTTATCCATCAAGGCTTGAATCTCTTCCCGGTCGCACTCGCACCGCTCTACGTATGCGTCCACCATCTTATCCTGCCACATCTGCATTTCCTCGCTCTGGTTCTTCAAGTCCTTTGCGTTCAGCTGGTCGCCTAGACACCAGCCAGGAACCCACGGGTTGTGCAGCAGGAAGGCAGCGTTCTCGTATGCCTTGCGGTTCTCCTTTGGTGCTGCAAGCATGATGATTGTTGCCATGGATGCTGCCTTGCCCTCCACGGTGCAGGAAATCTTCTTGCCGCTCTGTCGCAGTCTGTCGTAGATTGCCCAGCCTTCAACCACCGAGCCGCCATTGCAGAAGATGCGCATATCGATTGAATCATCGTCTTTCGGTATGCTTGCTGCGAAAGCATCTATGTCCTGGAAACATACGCAATCGCCTCCCCACCATTGATACCAGAACTTATTGTCTTGGCTGTCGATGTCGTTGTATATTCTGAGTTTTGCCATTGAATCGTGATTTTTTAAGTTTTAAAACGCTGCAAAGATACGATATTTTTCAATATGTTTATCTCGTAAGCAGTTAATTTTTCTAAACAAGCCGAAATTTTGCGTTCTAAGCGGCTTTTATTGCCTTTGGTGTGTAACCTTACCACCTTTAAGCGAAAACCGCTCAGAACGCAAATCTTGAATAAATAACTACACTTTAAATCCTGCCGATATTCTCTATCGTCTGCACTCTACGCTGGGTTCGGTTTATTTCCTCAACGCTCACTACTGGCTGTGGAGCCATCTGATACCCTCTTGCTACAGCTGCCGCCAGCATATCCATGCCGATGTTGCTGCCTCCGTTGTTCACTACGATAGGAACGCCACCTCCCAGCTGGTTGAATGCGGATAATATAGGGCTGAACATAGACGTCGCCTTGGCGGTCATTACGCTCTCGCCATTACTAAGCCTTGCCGGGATGCTGTCGCTCGTTCCAGTGCCAGAGCCTTGGACGTAGCCACCAGTGGAAAAGCCCTTGACGGCTGCTTTCGCTCCGGCAAAGGCTGCCTTGGTTAATGCCATCATGCCTGCTGCACTGGCAACGCCAAACCACGACTTTTCTGCCATCTCATGTGCCAACATCTGTGCATAGTAAGCCGTGATTGCCATCTCGATCGCATCAAGCAAAGATGTGAGCATGGATTTCAAGAAGTTGTGGAAGGATTTGTCTTGCTCATTGAAGAAACTAGACAGTCCATCGCCCAGCGTAGAAATCATGTTAGCCATCATCTGCTGGCGTTCACCGATTTTCTGTTGCTGCTTCTTGTTCGAATCGTCTGCCAGCTGTACCTCTGTGTCGTGGAGTTGCTGCTGGAGCTGCTTCTGCGCTTCCGTGTTCTCTTGGGTCATTGCTAGCTTCTGCTCTAGGAAAGCCTTATACCGCTCCAACTTGGCTGCGTTGTCGTTCTCCTCATCGCTAGTGCCACCACCCAATATATTTGCATCCTTGCGTGCCTTCTCTGCGTTCTCGAACTCCTTGTTGAGTTCGTCCACAATTTCCTTCGCCTGGTTCTTCAAGTCCGCTTTTGCTTTTATCATGATGTCGAGAAGTTTTGCCTGCATTTCCTGCGCCTTTTCCGCTCCAATTTGCCCTGCCGCCACGTATGCGTCAATGCTTCGTGCCACCATATCCTTCTCCAGCTGTTCGAGGTCGTTGCTGTAGTCTCGTTCGTTGTCGTACATGCCTGCAAGGTATCGCTTCTTAGCGTCCATTACTTGCTCGTTGTACTTGTACTGGATAAGCGCAATCGCTTCCTGCAAATCCTTTTCCTGCTTCTTTTTGCGCTCGGCTTCCTCCTTTGCCGCCTTGTCGGCTGCTGCCTTCTCCTTCTTGGTCTTAGGGATAGTGCTGGCGATATTAGTGCCGTCCTTGAGCTTTGCATTGTCGGTTGTGGCGGTCGCCATGGATGGCGCATCTGCGCTGACTGGTATCTTGATGTTAGCATGGTTAAAAGTATTCTTCATGCCACCCACGATAGCATCAGCCATTCCGCTGCCGAATTTCTTCAAGTCTCCCCAAGCCTCCTTCACGGTATTGCCAAGTCCCGAAAAGATGGAGTTGAAGCCGTCTCGCATCTTCTTCACGTCAAAGGAGAAAAAGCCCTCAAACATCTGCAACAGTCCCCTCACTGGTCTTGCAACAAGCTTAATGGCATCTATGATGATGTTGAATGCAAGCAAGGCAACCTGCCCGACAGACTTAAACGCAAAGCCTATCAACTGAATCAATCCCCTAAATGCCACGCTTTGGTTATAAAGGTTGATGATAGCCCTCAATAGTTTCGTTAGATGGTTGCTCACGAATGTTGCCGCCTGAGCCTTCATCATTTCAAAGCCGCCACCAGTAACGTCAAAGAGTGCACTTGCGGTATCCTTCAAACGCTTGTTGGCTTCCACCTGCATCTCCTGAGCCTTGGCAACATCACCGGATTGTTCCTTGACCTTATCCATGTTCATCTCAATGTCTCCGAGGGTCTCGATGTACTTTAGTCCTGCATCCTCGCCAGGACTTCCAAATATATCTGCGATGGCTGTTCCTACCTTGGCTGATGAAGCAGGGAACTCCTTTAGCTTGTTACCGACCTCCTGCATGATGTCGAATGTGGTCTTGCTACCGTTTTGCAATTCTTTCTGAACTTTCTTGCTTGATATACCTATGCCATCCAATGCGGATGCTGTTGCGGTAGTCATCTCTCGAAGTCTAAGATTACCCTCCTTGATGGTGTCAAGACCCTTATCTGAGAATATTCCCTGCTTGGTGGCGTTGGTTGAAATTGCCACGAATTGCTCCGCATTCAATCCAGCCTCCTTCAGGTACGTTGGGTATTCCTTCACGTTCTCTAGGAACCCATCACTAGCATTCGCACCAGCCACAAATCCATCTTGCAAGAGCTTTAGCGATTCTGATACACTGATGCCAAACTGCTTGCTCATTACATTTGCGGATTGCAAGGTTTCGCCAAAATCCACGCCAAACGTCTCGCTGATTGCCAAGGCTTGACTTCTCACTGATTTCATTTCGTCACCGAAAAGCCCAGTGAACTGCATGGTCTTGCGTGTGGCTTCCTCTATGCCCTTGTTGTAGTCATAGAACCATTTGAAAGCCATTCCGACACCAGCCACACCTGCCATGGCTAGGAAATAAGGGTTGGTCAATAAGGAAAGAGCCGTATTTTTCAACGCACCAAACTTTACCCTTAGGTCTTCCACAGACTTTCCCATTTCCATAACCTTTCCGATTCCAGTATCATCAACAACATCAAAACCGAAAAACTCGGTATTCTGTAGGTCGTCAGCCGCCTTCATCATGGAATCGTAATAGCTGCCGACACTGCGCTGAAATCTTCCAGTAGCCTCCTCAGCCTCTTTCAGCTCCTCTATCAAGTCTTGGATATGCTCCTGCATCTCCTGACCCTTGGAACTATCACGCTCGGCACGGCTCATCTCATCGTAAGCCTTTGTGGCATTGGAAAGCTGGGCACGCAGCTGCTTCAAACTGCCCTCCTGCTCGTTCTCTGTGCGCACGTTGTTCTGGATCTCCTTCTGCAAGGCTCGCACGTTGTACTGGTACTCTTTGATGGTTGCGTTGATGGCTTCCGTCTGCACCTTCATCTCGTTTGTCGTGATGGTCTTGTCTTTTTCCTGCTGCTGCAAGTCCTTGATGCTTGCCTTTAGCTGGTCTATCTTTTCCTTGTATCTGATGATGCCATAGATTGCATCCTCGTACTTGACCTTGATGTCAAGAATCTGCTGTTTGTCTTCACTTACCATAGTTCTTTCTTTTTAGTTGTTCAACTCTATCATTGTAACCTCGCAATATCCGCTGTTTGTTGTCTTGATTTCTAAAACAGCAAAATAGGCTCCATACTGAGCAAGGTACACTGGCTTCGTCTCGTCAAAATCCAGAATATCCAAGTCCGACAGATTGAGCCGTTCCGTGATTACGTGCGCCCTGGCGATACTTGCTGCAAGCTGCTTGTACTTCGTATCGAATATGTTCTGAAGGTCAATATCAAATCGAAGTGCAGCTTGCTCCTTATCATCTCTTAGCGTCATTATCCGCTCCTTGCATCCCTTATACTCTCCACCATTCTTCATGCCGAAAGAATCAAGTGTTCTTATCGGTATGCGGTTGTCATCGCTGGCTGCAAAAGGTAGCGTCCATGTGTCCTGCTCATAGCCCAAAGTCTGGTTGCTGATTACGAGGTCTGCATCATAGTCCCCGGTTGTCTCTTCGTCTTCCTTCCACTTGTAGCGGTTGTGTTGCATAAAGTCTGAAACGGAATACTCGCTTTTCCGTGGTGCACCTTGGCGGTCATACGGAATGAGTTTTCCGCTCCAGTCGTAGGCGTTCGCCTTGTTTGCCCAAACTCTGGTAAACATGATAAACTGCACTTGCGTGCTGTTGGTCAGTTGCCTAGGGAACGAGCCAGTTATCAAAGCCAAAAACTTAATGAAGTTTGTTACCTCGATTTCAGGCAGGTTTATGCCGATAGGGAAACTTCCCCCAATCGGTACGCTGTCCCCACTCTTGACGCTCGCAGTGATTTTGCCGCCATAAACGGAAGGCATGTTGACTGTGTTTATTCCGTGCATGATAGTCTCAAACGTCAGTACATCGTCCTTCTTTAGCGATATAGTGTTTGTCCCTGCCGAAAGCAAATAAAGATAGCCATCGATAGCATATCTGCGTAGTACGACCGGGTACTTAACCTGTCCATCCTCGTACTTCAAATCTCCGAACTCGTATTCCTGCGTGGATGCCTCACCTCCAGTAGTGCTTGGTGTTGTCACGGTCATTTTCACGCCCATAGGCAACTGAATCTCCGCTGCGTCTTCAAACTGATGTCTGACGTAGTATTGCACTTGCACATCAAAGGTCAGCTCGCAATCCTTTGTTATCGTCAGTTTCTGTACATCGCTGCCAGTGCTTGGTGTGACTGATGTCAATGAGCTGTTGACGGAAAAGGAAAGCGCACCTAGTCCGTCACGGCTCTTAACGTCTGCGGTCAGATTACCGATAATTGTCTTGTCGTCTGCCTTGTTGTTGATGATAGGCACAACAAGGTTGTTCAACATCTTCTTTGCTTCATCATCCTGCCAAACGAAAGATACGCCCGTCTTCCTCGCTATCCTTGACAATAGCCAGTTTACGGTCACACATGGCTGCAAGAATTTTGGGGACGTTTTATATTCATCCACCGCCACATCATCGCCTACGAAATCCTCCTTATTATCGCCATCTATCATTTCGTGCATAGGTGTCAGCCCGGTAACTGATAGCGACAGAGTGCTGTAATATTCGGCAGGTGCATTCACTACGAGGTATGCAGCCCTTGCCTCTCCTCTGATGGTGTATACTTCCAGCGTCTCATCTTCTCCGCTCACGGATATAACCCGCATGTACTTATCCAGTACTGCATAGCTTCTGTAATCGCCCTTTCCTTGCGCTTGCACATTTGCCGTTGATGATGGCAAGAAAGGGATAAGAGCACAGATCATGTTCGATGCGCTCTCTATATTTCCGCTTATATACTTTCCGACCTCTGTACCTGTTCTGATGCGTCCACGGCTAGGCGAGTATTGTGTCGTGGTATATTTATTCCTCTGCACCAAATTAATGCCAAAGTTATCTTTGCTCTCAATTCGGTATGGATTGTAATAAGCAAAGAATATCCCATTGCTCACGGCTTCCTCCCTGGTGTTTGGAGTGTTGTACTTTTCAAAAAGCACTCTGTCTGTCACTCCCAGTTCGTTCAGTTTCATTCCGCTCTCTAGTAGCTTCGTGAACGCTGGCATTATACCCCAATAGATTGAGACATCGATATTTTCCTCGATGCTCAGAACGTTCAAACGTCCGTCCTTGATAATTTGTACACCTCCACGGAAAAAACTGCACTTATGGAAAATATAGGGGTATCTGCTGCCGCTCTTCGGTCTGTCCGCTTGCTGCAAAACTGAAAGGTTGTGAACAGTCCGTGGCAACTGGATGGTGTACGTGTAGTTCGAGGTCATTTTCGTGACGTCACGAAAAAGGTTGCTCTTGATATCGAGCACCACATCGGTGTTCTCCGGCAAGTCCATCAAAACACCGTCAATGTAAAGTTGCTGGTCTATCATAGTCTCTGAACGTTAATGTTGTTAATAATCATTTCACACACGAAATCCTGCAAGCAAGCTGTGCTCTTCGTGTAGCTTCCTGCCTTGATTGTCACGCTCATCCACTCATCTTCCTCTTGCGTCCAGTCTCCACCGAGGTACATGTCAACAACTGGGCTGCTGGTTAAGTCTTGCAGCATATCAAACGTATCTCGGTCTACCAAAGGAGCACAAAGCTTGATGGAGTCCGTACGATTGTATCCCTGCCTTCTTCCATTATCGCCATAGTAGCCGTATAGGTAATCGTCTAAATTGTTGCGTATGAAACTCAGGTCGCTGGCTATTTCCCTCGTTTCCTCCCCAGCCGCAAAGAGCCAATAGCGGATAAATCCGTGTCGGTCAATCCAACGTAAATAGATACCGCTCTCGGTATCGTCTCTGTCGATGCGAAGCAATAGAGACTGCTTGCCACCGGTGGCTAGACTGAAAGTAAGGTCGAAAGTATTGTCAAACGTTCCCTGCTGAATCTCTCCATCATAGTCGTAGATGTTCCAGTATTTTGCACCACTAGGCAATATGCCTGCGTAGAAGTCCACCATACCGTTAATAGGAATCTTCAGTAGCTTATTTGGTACTCCCTCGTAACCGATTAGTAGGTTGGCGTTCAACTTGCTTAAGTATATGCCAAAGGTGAACGGATAATGAGTAAACCATGTAAGGCGTTTGTAGCCGTTCCACGTCTCCCCATACTTTGGTGCGCCCCAAACTATGTTCGTGGTGAAGTCGACGCTCGCAAGCTGTACGTTTCCGTCATCGTATGCGTTTACCTTGATACTCACGAGACGGTTTAGAATGCTGGAATCATAGCCTATCGTCCAATCGTAGGCTGCATTGATATGTCCGTCAAAAAGAGCTTGCACGTATGTCTTGAAGTCAGTTATACAACTGCCGTTAAACGTTTCCACATTGTAGGAACGTTCTATGTTGATATGTCTGATTATTACCTCAATCCACGATAGGTTGCTTCCGCTCGCCTTGATGATGCAAGGCAAGAATGCGAATCCTACAGCGTCCGGGTATTGAATCGTGATATTGTTTTTTGTCGTCTGTCTCATACCGTCTCATTGTTAAGTTTTATACTTCCCACCGACTGGTGGATTAAGAAAATAAGTCGCTGCCCAAGCCGCTTCATTGTGTCTGGAACGACGTTGCTGTATACGTCAGCCCTGCCGCCAGTCCGGTGCAGCTTAGACCCCTTGTTGGCGATGGTGTGTGCGATTGCTCCTGCCATGCTCATGTCGCCACGCTCTTGTGGTGTATACTTGTGTGCCCGGTCGGTCTTGTAGGGTATAGGTGTACCGTGCAGCCCCTTGTCCTTCATCCACTGCCGGATGATGCTACGGAAGCCGTATGGTATCTTTCCTGCCCTTCGTCCGGTCTCAAGCACCCCGAATGGCTTGTGTCCCCAGAGGATGGTTTCTTCCTCGCTGGGCTGCTCCACCTTTAGGCTCGCTATGGTGCGCCCCGATGCGTTCTGTCCGTTGATACGAATGTGGTTGATGATAAGCTGCCGTGCTCGCTCCACTTCCTCACGCATGATGAGCGATGCCGCCTTGGGGTCGAATTGAATGCCTCCCTTGCTCATACCTCACACCCTCCTATGCTCTGTGTCAGCTGAAGGGAGTACATTACGCCCGACACGATCGTGCTCAAGCGCTCGATGATTGTCTCGTAGTACTGCTGCCCCTCCAGCGGTTCGAACTGGTGCGACTGGTTGATGGCTCGTATCATCCTTGCCCCTGCCACCTTCATTCGGTCGATGCACTCTCCGTTGTCTTCTCCTTCCGCTCCCCTCGGTACGGTGTCGAGATAAGCCAGGGCAACGTTCACGGTATCGTATACCCTGCCGTTGCGTATCTCTGTCGTGCCGCTGGCTGGGATGATGCACACGATTGCCGGATAGTTCAGTTTCTCCAGCTTGGTGTCTGCTGTGTCCCAGTCCTCGAATAGGTAGGTATAGTCTGGTAGCGTGTCTGCTGCCAGCTGCTTTAATGTTTCTCTGATTGTTGCCATAATTATCTGGATTTACGTTTCATTTCCTCTGCCTGCAACTTCTGCAGGTTCCGCTCGTATACGCTTCTCTTGTTATCCATTTCCATGCACTTGTAGATGCGAAGCCATGGAGTTTTTAGAACCTGGTCGTGGTCGCTGATGCCCATCCTTACCGCATACCAGTCCAGCATGCCGAACAGTCCGAACCGCAGGGTATCGATGCCTGCCTCCTTCTCCAGTCTCGTTGGCTTCGCTGTGTCTGTACTTTCGAATAGCTTGTTGATGCGCTCCACCTCTGATGTTACCCAACCGATGAGCATAACAACATCAACCGCCCTAGCCTGCTCCACTTCCTTGTGGCTCAGACCGAGGACGGTTGTCACTATCTGATACAGACTTTCTTCGCTGTCTGATAGCTGGGAAAGGTCTATTAGCTGCCCGATGGATAGCTGGTTGAGATTGTCGGGCACTTGCTTTCCTCCAACGAAAGCTGGTCGTGGCTGCTTGCCGATTTTATAGCTGGTGTGCCTAGCAACTGCCAGCCAATACTTGAATGTAGTGTTATTATCCATACGCTTTATAATTTTGTCGTTATCTTTGTCTCAATACGTGCGCCCTAGCCGTTCCATGGCTTGCTACTGATAACTTCTTCAAGGCTACGTATCTTATTGCGTCTATGCCGTGGTTGAATGCGTCTATAGGCTGGTTCGTGGTCTCTCCATCCCTTGACTTCTTCCACTTGTATTGCTGCATGTTCCCGATGATGCCGTGGCTGCGTCTGGTTATGTTGATGCGGAAACGCTTGAGAATGTCGATGCCGTTGTTGATACTGTCCGCTCCCTTGGTGCTGCCGATTATCCACAGCCCTCGGTTGTGTATCTCCTGAATGCTCTTAGGCTCTGCCGAATCCGCAATGATAAGGTCACGTTTCGTCCGTCCTTGTTCCTTGCATCGGTCTGCGATGTCATCGTTCGTCATTCCAGGCTGGTAGATTTCTTCGTCCACCCATAACTCTCCGTGCGCCAATATAACGTGCTCCAGCGCAGTTGGGTCGTTGGTGAATCCGAAGTCCATACCCCTGCAATCCATCTTCCACTCCTCCCTTGGTGGCAGCTTGTCAACGATGCCCCAGTTGGTGAAGATAAGCCCGGTTATCTTTCCGGTCAGTCCACGCGCATATACTCTCCAAAGTTCGGGGTCGTCAATCTCTTCAATTTTCTTGTGCTCGCTCTCTGTAAGGAATCTGTTGTTTCGGTGGTCGCTCAGGATTAATCTGCAGTCATCCCTTCCGATGATGTTGTTGTGCACCCAGAACCTTGCGCTTGGGTTGTAGTCGATGAACACCTGCTTTCGGGTTCGGATTGCTAGCTGCCAGAACACTTCGTAGGGCACACCGTTCGCCTCGTTCACGAACAGGTAGTCTCGCTTACCGTTCTTTGCGTCCTGCGCATCTTGATAACTCTTGAACTCGATGATGGAGCCGTTCTTTCCTCGGTAGCTGCTGTCGCTCTTGTTATTCTTGAACCAGTCCAGCAACTCTGCCCTTGAGTGCAGGATGGTGTCGAGGTCTCGCATGGCTCCAACTTTCAAGTTCGGGAGGTCTTGACCGCACACCGTGATAATTGCCATCGGATGCTCAAAAGAAAGCACTATAAGACGCTGCATGATGGTGTATGTCTTCCCCGAGGACGTGCCGCCCTGGTTCACAAGGAATCTCGGCTTCACGTCCGCATTCGGGTCATACAGTTCACCAATAACGTCAAATAGTGCCATACTTTCAAACAATAAAACTTAAAACAAAATTATGGTAAAATTATTCTTTATCCAATCCCTCACGCTCGATTACTTCCTGCTCGCTGGATGCACACTGGTGTCCAGAGTTGATGTAGCGTACCTCGATACCGCCTTGGAAGCCTGCGTTCAGGTCGAGCACGACCTTATCCAGTCCGAGCAGCTTGCAAATCTGCGTCTCTGCCTTGATGATGATGTCGAGGTAGCGTGGTTCTCCGAATCCTCGCTTCTCGGCATCGTACATCATCGTCTTGACGGTCTCGATAGAAACCATCCTCCCTCGCTCATCTACGACTGGAAGTCCCTGCTGGTTCGATTTCTTTTCGTGGTAGTCTTCCTTGGACTTCTCCCACGCTTCCCACGCTTCACGTATTACCAGCTTCAACCTTGCCACCTCGCTGGTTATTTTCTCGTCCGTGTCGGTCAGCCGCTCTTCCCTCCACTCCTTCAATAACCGCTGAATGTCGCAGTGCGCTTGATTGTATTTCGGTCTGTCGAGCCGCTTGCGAACCTCTGCCGTGATTTCTCGCTCCGTCCACCCTCTGCGGTATAGCGGTGCGATAATCTGCAGGCGGTTCTCTATGTCGATGCGCTGTGCCCTTAACTTGTTGTTATTACCTTGTGGCATATTTTTGATTTCTTGAAATATATTTGATTTTTTATAAAAATTCTACTTGAAAAACTTGCATATTTCAAATAAATTTCGTATCTTTGCAAACGTAATAAGGGAAGTGTCCTTACTTACTGAAACCCTCCGAGGATGAGGGAAAAGTAAAATGAAATCCCAAAGTCTTATGAACGTACTGAAAATTTCATTAAAGATTTGGAAAATAGAAATCTTATCATTTACGATTAGATTATTCTAAGTTCCAAGGGGTGGTGCTCGAACCACCACCCCACTTTGGGATTTCGTTTGCAAATTTACGAATTAATTTTCATATCACCAAATTTTTAACATTATGAGTACTACGAATGAAACTACCTCCAAATCTTGGGGAGGTGCTCGCAAGGGTGCAGGGCGAACGAAGAAATACGCTGCAACATTCTATTTCGGTGCTACCGAGGACGTGGCTAACATCTTGGCAGGGGTCGATAAGAAAGACCGCAGCGACTTCATCAACCAGTGTATTCTCAAAGCGATTGGCAGGGGTTAATCTCCTGCCTTTTTCGTTTCCGCTCCCTTGGAGTTATTTTGTGCGAATTTTGCGTGTGTGCCGCTCTTTCCGCAAACTGGTGTAGTTTATCAACCTTGAAGAGAAGAGCCGACACATCGCAACTATTCGCCCTGCTTCTTAAACTCGTCTATCTTGACCGCTTTCTCGCCAGTCAGCTTTTCCCAGCGGGCAATGATGACATCGCAATAATGCGGGTCGAGCTCCATCAAGAACGCATTGCGGTTTAACTGCTCGGCTGCGATAAGCGTTGTGCCACTACCACCGAAGCTGTCGTAGACATTCCAGCCTTCCTGCGATGAGTTCTGAATAAGATATGCGAAAAGTGGAATAGGCTTCATGGTCGGATGTTCAACACTCTTTGTCGGTCGGTCAAACTCCATAACGGTCGTCTGCTTTCGGTCGCTAAACCAATTGTGGCTTGCTCCCTTCTTCCATCCATACAAGCAAGGTTCATGTCTCCATTGATAGTCTTGCCTTCCTAATACCATGGAGTTCTTTACCCATACCAAATTCTCTCGCAGCTCCAGGTCTACCGTATTGATAAGGGCTTTCCGAAACCAATATGAGTAGCCATCGCTGTGGAATATATAGAACGAAGCACCTTTCTCCATGTTAGCATTGGCAGCGTTAAATGCGTTTGTCAAGAATCCCTCGAATTTATCGTTGTCCATCTTGTCATTTAAGACGACCAGTCCATCCTTGCGATGTCCTTCTGTTGCTGCGCCATCATAACCGTAAGCCACATTATACGGTGGGTCTGTAAGATACAGATTAACCACTTGCCCCCCCCCATAAGGAACTTGACCTGCTCTGCATCCGTGGAGTCACCACACATAAGGCGATGCTTTCCGAGTTGCCACAGTTCGCATTCCTTGCACCGCTGTGGGATTTTCTCTGCATCCTCATCGAACTCATCATCCTTTGCCTCCTTCTGATCCTCGTCTGCCTGCTCTCCATTCTTCAATGAATCAGGACTCATCCACCCTTGCAGCTGCCAGTCTTGAATACCCCAGTCCTTCAAGAGGTCGGTATTCCACTGGTTCGCCAGTGCATCGGTGTCCCAGTCTCCGAAGCCTGCATTATCCTTGATGATGAATTCTTTCTTCTGTCCTTCCGTGAGGTCTGATGCCTTGACGATCGTTGCAGTTGGCTGCTCCTTCCACTGGCTCCAGTAGTTGGCGATTGCCAGCTTCTCTGCATCTGTCAGCCGCTGGTCTGTGTCGAGAACGTCCATGATGGCTTCGGGTGTCATGCTCACGATGTGGCAGAGTGCCCTCGTTCTCATATTTCCACCCAGTGCCTTGTAGGTCTCATCCACGACTATCGGGCGAAGCTGAAGCATCTTAGGGAAGACGAGAATGCTCTTGACCAGCTTTTGGAAGTTCGCCTCAGTTATGGTTCTCGGGTTCGCTTCGTTCTCGCTGACCCTCGATAGTGCGATTTCTTCTGTTTTCATTTTCTTCTTGTTTTAAGTCCAAAAATCATGCTTATCTGATAAACACTGGCGCAAAGATACTACTTTTTTGCTTTAGTTGTTTGTTCTTTGCACACTTTTAACTTTTTCCAACACTTCGTTTTATCTTATCCGTCAAAGGCTCTGATGGTCTTCTGCAGGGGTGTCTGCGGTTTCTTCGGCTTCACTCTGACCTTGTATCCTGCACATACCCATGCGAGGAGAAGTGCGTCTCTCTGGTCTTGGTTCATTCTCGGCATCTTTTCTCCTGCGCTTACAAAATAAGCAAGTTCGTCTTGCGTGATTTTTCCGTCCTTGCCTTTCCAGCACTTCTTTAGTGGCTTGACGATTTCGCAGGGGATATTGTAGTGTTTACAGCACTCGACAATCAAGATTCCGGTCTGATGGTTCATTCCGGTAGAGCGTCCGATTGCTGCTGCCTTGACTGCTGTCATGAAACGATTAAGCACATGCCAGTTGCTTTTGTTGAGCCAGCCGCCTTCAATAACGACCTTAATCTTTTTGCAACTCTCGTTCATAGCCTTGAGGTAATCTATCAAAGCCGGAAAATTCATCTTGTAGGCGAGAAACTTCTTGTCGTCAAAGACTGCTCCAACTCCGCTTTCCAGGTTGTCGGGGTCGATGCCAATTATAACTGTTCCTTTTTCCATTTTTTCTTTAAAGTAATTATTTCGTTTAAATTTCGCGTATAAGCGTTTATTTTGTTTTGCTGGTGTGGTTTATTACTAAACACCCTTTACGTGCGAATATACGTGCGCACATGCGTTATTATCCCTATCTTTTCCCCTACCCCTTTCTTTCCCTTCTTTTTGGTTGAGATAGAGAAAGCTGGCAGGGATTCCGGAAGTTGTGCCTGCGCTTGCAAAATAAATGAATAACTTAATGAATGATTTTTTTGCAGGGGTCTTCCTTCTTCCACCGCCAGCCGAATGAATAAAAGCATAATTTCTAACGATTTCTTTTTCTTACTTCTTCATGTACCACCTCGCTTTCTTTGTTTGTTGTCAGACTTCGGGAGATGCGTTTCCGGCTCTCATATCGTAATTTCAAGATGTTATAAGTTATTTGTTTTGATAGGGAGCCATCCCCTTCTGTCCTCGCTGGTTAAAAACTCTATTATTGAACTCACGACCGATTATTCTTTTTGTTTTCGAGCAGCCATGCCAGATGCGCTGCCTGCTGCGGATTCTTGAACATTGAAAGAGCCTTCTCTACGTCCGGCTTCTTCCTCTCACCACGCATCGCTCTGTCGGCTACCCGGTTCTTTGTACCGTAGTTCCGGTAGTGCTTACTCCAGTACTCCTTTTGATACGCCCGGTATTTTTCCCGGTTTCTCTTTCGCCATTCCTTCGTGGCTCTGAGGATCTGTTCCCGGTGTTCCTGGTAGTACGTTCTGTTCTTCTCCCTTGTTGCGAAATCGCTCATTGCATTCAAGTATTACCTGATGTTCTACATATTGCTTGCGTGCCGGGCAGTATATGCCGTTTATGCAGTTTCGCCCGGCATCGCAAGCCTTGCATAATTCACTCGCCATACGTCCTAGAATGGGTCTGACGTGAAGGCGAGGTACTCATTGCCATCGTATGAGATACACTGAGCGAAGCTCGCTGGTTCTCCACTATGGATAGGCAATGCGGTGTGTCTACTCTCAAACCCCACTCCACGGTCACGAATAAATAACGCAGGAAGCCACTTGTAGTTATCTCCGCTCCTCACCAGCACCTTATCGAAAGGCTTGAAGGCTCGATGTTCCTTCGCTTCCTTCTCTTTCTTCCAGATGGCGTAATGTTTATTGAACAGTTCGACTTCGTTCTCTGTCGCTTCTCGAAGTTCCTTGTTAACGCTTATACGCAGGTCGAAGGCTTGGTCGGTCACGAACTTCTCGGTCTCAATCTCATACTGGTTGCCGAATGTTAGCGTATCTTCGCTTTCGTTCTTGTCGATGAGCTTGCCGATGATTGTCAACTCTCCGTCCTCATCATCCTCATTGAAGACGTAGAGTTTGCCAATTTCAAACGTAAGTTTCACTGGCTTCAAGTCAACAACTTGCTTCTTCTCAGCATCCCAAGCCTTGCCTTTCTTTGCGAGAGATGAGAAGAACTGTTTTTTCTCTTCTTCTGTAGCAAGGCGAATTTCTACGATATTCTCTTTGGATATTTTATATTTACCGCTAATATCTAATTCCTGTGTTGTAATATCTAGTGAAGCGTGGTCGTATAATTCACCATTCCTTTTATAGTAATTAAAGATTTCGATAAAAGTACCGCCCTTACATTTCACGAACAAAACATCTCCATCCTTGAACTCTGGCTTCTCTATCTCCAGAGTATCACGGTTCAACTTGCCACCCAAAAATTTCTCAATAGTGTTGATGTAGGTCTTGGCTTCATCATCGCTAACTTTATTAAACAGAAAAGTTATCATTTCGGATTTTTCTTTGCTATAATCTTCGAAACATTCTTTCCAAAGATAATGCTTGCAATTAAATCTTGTGTAGCAATTATCTTTAAACCCTTCAAAGATAACATGTACGTCTCCGTTTCTATGAACGAGCACGTCTCCCTTCTTGAAAAACTTGCTCCAATCTCTCATTTCGTTGGAAGGGAAGAGCAGAATTTCTCCTTCTTTATAGATTTTTCCGTTCTTGTCGAAAAAGTGTTCTCTTCCAGCTTCGTCCTCAGTCCAGATTGCTTTCGCACTGTCCTTGTCGTTTGCCATTCCACTGTGCCATACCTTTCCGCATTTTGGCGTGTACAATTCTGTACCGTACTCTTCATCTTTGAGTATCTCGTAAATATCAATATCTTTCTGTTCCATTGTCTGAATGTTTTTATTGTTTTCTATTCTCACTTTCATAATCTGAATGTTTTTTATTGTTTACAACTTCACTCGTCCGAGTTTCTTGTACAGTTCCACCAGTTCCTGAGTGTCGAGCCAGAAGTCGGTGTTGCCAACGTATACGTGATGTCGGTGTTCGTCCGTGATGATTTCTATCTTTTTCATATTTTTCGTTATTTAAAAAGTTCCTGCTGTGGATGAATGATGTCTGCACGCTTCTTCTTAGCTGCCCAGAGAAGGAGGTTGGTGTTCTTTGTTCCAGCATTCTTCTCGAGGTCTCTGATGATGCAGGTCAGGGCATCGTGCTCCGCTTCTTTCTCATTACCGTAGAAGATGCTGAGAGTGTCATATCTACTCGGGTAGGCTACCGGGCTGTCGTACTCATGCTTTCCCTTCTGAATGCTGTAGCCCCATATCCAGCCGAACTGTGTATTGGCGGTCATTACCTTCCATCCCCAGTTGTCTGCACCCTCTACGGCATACTCGATTACGTGCGGATTGATGCACTCATCCTTGATATTGAACTGGAAGCCTTCGTGCTCTGCAACCGGCTTCTTGATGTCGTAGCTATTATCGGTCAGCCACTTGAACCAATCGTTCGATGTCTTGAATACGAGCCCTGCGGCTCTGCATTCGTGAAAAAATAATTCATTCATGGCTTTCAATCTCTATAAAGTGACAATCTCCGCAAAGTGCGCAAGCACAATACTCGCCCAGTTCCTCGGCATCAAGGGCACACACATTGCAGCCACTTTCATTACGAGTATCATTCTTAACTCTGAGAACCTTGCCTTCTACATTCAGAAGCGTACCTTCCTCGAAATCCTTGGCTATTTCGTACGGTTCATTAATTACAATTACTTCTTTTTCCATATCTATCCCTCCTTGATGTACTCGGCAAGTGCCTCACGCTGCTCAGATGTCAGTGCGTCTGCGATGCGCTCTGCTGCTTCTTGTCTACTTGAACTGTTCAACGTATTGAATGCATACTCAATGATTTCGATAGTTGAGTCAGCATATAAATACCAGATATTGTCTTTTACAACATTCTTTCTGGTTTCTTCGACTGATAAGTTTTGGAACATGTCGACCAAAAATTCCTCTTGGTCTTCATCTGATAGACCGTTGAACATTTCCTCTAGGTCGATATCAATGCTCTGATTATTGTATTCTGCCATAATTCTTTTGTTTTAAGTGTTTAAAATCTGTTTGCCTTATAATTTACCGCCCGAAGCGTGAAAACGTCCCAGAGCGGCTATTTTTGCCCTCATCCGTTATTTTTCGTGCTTCCAGTCGATGCCCAGCCGCTGCAGAACTCCACGTTCGTAGTATCTTGTCAGCGAATCCTTGGCAGGCTTGTTGTTCGGGTTCTTCTTCAAGTCTTCGAGGTTCTGCTGGATTACCCACCGGAACTTGTTGTCTTGGCTCTGCTGGCTCGCTGGCTGCTGGTGCTTGGCTTGCTCGTAGAGTTCCCCGATGCTCGGTCTTGCCGTTGCCGCAGGATCATGCGCCTTGACTGCTGCCGATTGCGGCTGCTGGCTTGTGGCTGGCTTGGTGTTGTCGTAGTTGCCCTCCAGCACCTTCGGGAAATACTTCCTTGTCATTACCCAGTCGTATGATGCCCAGGAATGCCCTGCGTTCAGATAGTCGCTAGCCATAGCCTTGTCGATGGCTAGGTAAATCTTGGAAATATCTCCCTTGCAGTCCTTGAGCCTTCCTCTGATTGCTTCCTTGCGGTTTTCCGTCATAAGCGTCAGCCTCCGCATTGCGCTGTTGGTCTTGTCGTGCTGCTCGTTCCAGTAGTCCTTGATGGCTGCGTAGTCGATTTCGCCTTTCTTGGATTTCTTTTTCTCAGAACTTTTTTGCGGTTCTTCTGCAGCGCAAACGTTTTTCTCGGAAAAACTTTGCATAGAAGCTTCTTTAGAAGGTTCTAATATATTTGTTTCTTTAGAAACATCATTAACATCTACATTATCATAAACATTATCATTTACATATTCATTATCATTATGCATTGCAATTTGTGCATTTGCATGCATTTGCATACTTTTGTATACGTCTGTATGCTTTTGCATACCTTCACCTGCTTCTGCATCCAATTGTTTTTTATTATCCCAGCGTTTTCGTGCATTTGCCCGGAGACGCTCGCACTTTTCTTCGTATTTACGCTTATTTCGCTCCATATCATCTTTGATGAATGCGAATGATAACTTAACGATAGGATCTTCAATGTTAGGTTCTTCGCCAGTCTTAGCAAAAGAAAGCATGTGCCTTGTTAGCTGCCCGAGTTGTGCATCGGTCAGTTGCTCGAAGATTTTTAAATATGATGTATATATGATAAATGAATCACTCATGATGTTTTATTCTGATAATGATAGTTTCTTTTCCAGCTTCCGTTTTAAGACTGTAGCCATCCGGATTTTGTTCCGCTGGCTTGTGTCGGTCGGTGCTGTCACTTTCCCACCTAGGGAAATATAATTCTCCAGTTGGGAAATTATATTCCTTAGGTCGGTTTTTGATATAGGAACATCCATAAGCCCTGCCTTTACTTAATTAGCAATCTCCGTGCGCCTTGCACCTGCTTGATGTACTTGGCGCACACTTTAGGATGGTCTGCCTGAAAAGCCTTGGCATCGAACTTCTCGCTTGCCTTCGGTGCTTTCCACGTTGCCAGCATCTTTCCGTTTCCGTCCACGATGCTTTCTGCGTCCCCGAAGAACAGCTTCAAGTTGTCCTCAATCTCATCCTGCTCGGTCTCCAGTTTCTTGTTCTGAACCTTGAGTTCCTTGAGCCTAGCAATCTGTTCGAGTATCTCCTTCGTTGCAGTCACTTCCTTGCCAGCTACATGTAGAGGAGACTTTAGGAGAACGTCTTGTGCGCTGTAGGCTGGCGGCTCTTGGTTGCCCACGATGTAGTCAAGCCAGAACTTGGTTATCTCGTCACGCATCCATCCGAAGAACTCGGGGTCGAAATCGATGTCACGGTAGCCGAACTCCCTGCCTGCTGTCAGCCAGGCAAGTGCTCCATCCTTGTATTCGCCCACTCCGAGGTTCATCTGTAGCTGGCAGAACCAATGTTTCGGGAGGTCGTCTGCATCTATCTGCATCTGCGTGGTCTTGCACTCGAGGATGCTCTTGCTCGCTTCGTTGTGCGTTGCTCCGGCTCTCCAGAAGGTGCGGTCTGGACTTACTCTCAGATACGGAGTATCGGTGTTCGTGATGGTGTAGTCGTCCGTACTCGCCTTGATGATGTGGCAGTGGCTCTCTCGCTTGAAGAACTGTGCAACGGCATCCTCCAGCAGGTGTCCTGCAACCATCGCAAAGTTCTCAACCTTTGGTGGGTCGATACCCTTCTTGCGTCTCCACAGCTGGTATGGTGTTTCCCATGGGTTCAGTCCCAGTACTGTGCCTGCCTCTGATGCACCTATTCCCTTTGAGCGGTTCTGCAACCACTCCTCTCTGCTTTTGTACTTAATAATCTGTTTCATTGTCTGAATGTTTATATTTATCCATTAAGAATTTTTTAGCTGCTCTAATAACAATCGAGCGGAGGAACTTATTATCTTTCATATCATGATAAATTCCGTCTACGAGGAGTTTGGTATTGCCTGCGTAACTCACAAGGAAATCGTAGCCTGGACTTCCCTTTTCGTCTACATCTCCAGTGAACTCAGCTGCAATCTGCAAATAGCTTCTACCCTCATAGTTTTCCTGTGCCCATACATCGAATTCCTTTGAGGTCTTCTCGAAGTAATTATCAATGGTGTTCTCTTGTCTCTGATTGTCTGTTTCGTTCTGTTTCTTCATTGATTTACTGAATGTTTATAGTTGCCACGGCTTCCCTTGGTAGGTTATGATGGGAGCCCACCCCATAGGTTGTGCCGTGGCGGTTCGGGCAAACGTTATAACTTTATAAACTAAACTACTTTTTCGCTGCTGTGCCAGTCTTGCCTTGGCTGCGGCTCATTGCCTTCTGCGCCTTGTTCTTGGCATCATCGGCTGCTGCCTGCGCCTGCTGTGCGATGGCATCCTGCTGCTTTGGCTTCTTGAAGGTCTCCTCTACTGTGGTCGTACCTTCTTTGATGGCGTTGTACACACCACCCAGCTTCTGAATGTCCTCTGCCGTAACTTCCTCGGCTGACTTCTTCCCGATGTAGTCAAGAAGCATAAGGTCTGTTACCTGATAGGCTTGAAAGCAGGCTACACAGCTCTTCCACTGGCTCTGTACGCCAGTCTGCTTGATGTGTTCCAGTGCCTTTGCCTGCACTTCCTTCACTACGCTTGCAATCAATACCTGCGGCACGACCTTGCATATTGCGTTGCGTTGAGCAATAGCAACTGCCGCATTGCCAACCACCACCTGCATATCCTGCGAGAATGTGTAACCTTTCGATGTCAGAATGCTGCGCTTCACTTCGATAGAGTAGGCAACGTTGCTCTCTAGATCATGGCATACGCCTTGTGCCGTGATGGTCTTGCCATCGTTTGCGATGATGCGGCCAGCGATGCGCAGGTTCTGCCAGCAGGCAGAAATGATTTCCGTGAACCTAACACTAGGACCCTCGATAACAGTAGTTTTTCCGTCCTTGCTAGTGCGCTCAAGGTGGTAGAAGCAGTTGTATGCCACATCATCGTCCATCGCTGCCAGTGCTATCATGTTCTTCTTGCATTGCATGATGTCTCGAGGGAACTTGTGCGCTGTGGCAATCTGTCCGTCAATCTCCGAGCGGTTGATAGCTTCCAGCATTTCGCCACCGCTCACTTGAATAATTTCATTTTCCATAATTCGTTCTTTTTATTGTTCAACTTATTGTTCATTAACTCTAGTGGAAGGCTGGGGATTCGAACCCCAGTTGATTGCTACACCCCCCTTGCCAGCTGCCGAGGGATGCCCTTCCGTTTAAGGGCGCACGCTGTCGTTTCCGCATATTACATGGTAAAAACAACTAATTTTAGATAACCTTTGAAATGAGTTTAGCGCGCGCCCTTTGCCCTGCCGCTGCAGGGTTTCAGCATATAAACTAAGCAAAAACTTATGTGGTCAAACCAGTTGAGCCATAAGGCTGTCGAGCCTGCTTTCCTCGAAGGCGTCCATCGGGTCTTGGTCTGCGTATTGGCTGTTCTCTTCCAGCCAATCATCCATAACGTCTTGATAGTTGACGCAGCCCTCGATGGCTTCCTCCAGCCGCTCGCTGTCGTTGTTGCTATTCTTGTGCGAAACGACCGCTGTGTTTCCGGTTCTGTCGCACCATACGCAGATGTCGCCTGCCTTGGTCTTGATGTCTACCCTTGCAACCGCTGGTCGCTGTGGATCACGGTCTAACTCCAGCCAGATGGCATCGTACATTGCCTCTTCGCATTGTTTGATAATTCTTGGTTCCATACGCTCTTACCGTCTGATTAAATAGTTAAAGAATGTCAGACGTGCGTCCGCAAGCGTCTGCTTGTTGAACTCGCTCATCGGGAGCACCGGAACTCCGTCCAGTGAAAGACAAAGCATGTTGTCGAACTCCCTTACCTGAATGCGTCTTTCCGCTTCCTTCATGGTTGCCAGTCGCTTGCTGTCCTTTCGCTCCTGCTCCCACTTTGCGGTAAGCTGCTTCGCTTTTTCGTAGACCTTCATCATAGGGCAATCCTCCAGACTTTTTTTATCTCGCTGCCCTCGAAAACCTTGCGGTTGTCGATTCTGCGAAACTTGACCTTAATCTTACCAGCCTGCAACCATCTGCGCAGGGTGTTGCGATGGATGCCCAGCACCTTGCAGGTTTCTGTCATGGTGTATCTGCCTGCGTCTGCTACCTTTGGTTCTTCGTTCGTCATAACTAAGCCCTCCAGAAAATTAAAGTTACTAATGCGATGGCAACTGCCAGGGATAATACTTCGTCACTTGTGATAATCTCGATAAACTTCTTCATACGCTCTGAATGTTTAAATTGGTTCGACTTGATTACTTGCGCACGGCTGCACGTCTCTTCTTTGGTGTTATCAATCCAGCCTTTATGAGGATAACACGCACGTTCTGCTGGGTGCAACCAACACGCTGTGATACTGCGAGCATAATTCTGCTGTCTGAGGTCTCGGCAGGTGCTTTTGCTCGGAAATCTGCAAACATCGCTATGATGTTCTTCTTTCTTTCGTCCTGCTGCTTCTGCAACGGTGTTCGAAAATCATAATTAAAATTTTCTCCCATTTTATTTGTATTTTAAATTATTTTCTTTATCTTTGCAAATGAGTTTTTAAACTCGTTATGAAATTCGGTTGCAAAAATACAAAAAGAAAATTGAAAAACAATTGTTTTGTGGTTGTTTTTAGTAAGTTTTTAATTAATTTTAAATTGATTTACAATTATGAGTGGAGAAGAATTAAAGCAGTATATAAAGCGTTCGGGCTTGACAATGAGCGATGTAGCTAGAGAACTGGGGACTACACCACAGAATGTGCAGGCTCGTCTTGGTCGCAAAACTATAAAAATTGATTTTATCCAAAAGATAAAGGAAATCATCGACAAGTGTGCCCCTCCACTCCCTGCCGAGATGGAAGAGGCTGTTATAGGCTCAAATGTTAATGGTTCGAACAGTCCTAATGTCTCCCAGTCGCTTGGTGGTGATGCTGCCTTGGCTGCTGAGAATAAACTGCTGCGAGAACAGAATGAGTTCCTGCAAAGTCAAGTAAAAACGCTGCTTGCCATTGTCGGGCAGAAATAATTTAGTAACTTTGCAGCGCAATGTTGCAAATTAAAAATAGGAGATTAAGTTATGGGAGTATATTTAGCTTTCTTGTTTGTGGGAGTACCTTGTATGGTGTTCCTCGCATTCTGTCTCACCGGAAACGGCAAAAAATGGCTTAGACAAAATAACTTGCTTTAGCCTATGGATGCATTTTTGTTATTTAACGTGATGGCATTGGGAATGACCATTGCATTCGGTATTTTCTTGAAATCAAAGAAAGGTCAGAAGTGGCTGCGTGAATTATAAGGTATGGTCAGTAAGTTAATTAAAGAGCACGACCGCAGGACGTTGCTTGCAACGTATCTGTATGGTGTCTCTAATCTGTTTATAAGCGGAACGGGCATTGGTGGGTTCTCACCATTGATTACTGGCGATGAGATAGGATTGTATAATATCCTTTTTATTGCCTTCGGTGTCATAGCGTCATTCGCCTTCGCTTATTTCGCTAATAATGTAATGAAGTATAATAATTCAAATGTTTAGATTATGGAACTAGCAACTTTATTTATGTTCATAGGTGCGGTTATCGGCACAGGTCTCGTGATTTGGTCTAAGACGAAATCTGGCGAGAAATGGTTGCGTGAACTTTAGTTCTCGCTCAAGGTACAATATCAACTAAAATTCTAAGTAACGATGAAAGATGAGGATTTCATAGAGCGGAAGGAGAAGGTTCTTCTTGCCGCCCTCGGGAAAAGCTGGCTGTGGAAAGCCAGCAGGTTGATAATAGGCATTATCCCTCCAGTGGGTGCGCTTGTAATGCTGGTTCACTGCACTCTGCTCTCGTTCGGCATTCGGGTAAAACTCACGGAGTGTATATTCGACTGCTCGCTCTTCGGCTTCATTGTCTGGATCATCATCAGCCTAGCCTATGGCTTCTGCTGGGTGCATCGGGCATTCATTACCTACGGAGTGCTGATTTCATTCTGCATCGACTTTCAGCGTTCTTTCGGGTTCGGTGTTTTTCGCCAGCCGCTGCAGCTGCTGATGGTCGCCCTAGGGCTGCTGCTCTTCTTCGTCTTCATCAAGAAAAAGGCTTGGAATGAGTTCTACGACAGAAATATTAATCATTTAAACGAAAAGTAATATGAAAAAGATAATAATGCTGTTTGCGCTTGCGCTTGCGTGCGTGGGTGTGCGTTCGCAAACACTTCTATCTAGGAGTTATGACGTTTCTCCAGTTATTAGCTACACCGTTTTTGAGCCGCAAAAAGACACGGTGTATTACTGGCAGATAAACAATGTTAATTCAGCTAAGATGATTGAATCTTTCTATCTTAGGTTTCGTGGAAGAAACGAACTGCAAAGAACGCTCAAATTTCTTGTCTCACTTGAAGGTGAAGAAAAGGGTAGGACTTACAGGCTTGACGACACGATTGACGGAAACGAGGTAACAACTGGAAAGGTAGAAGGTTTCCTCTTTATCCCATCCGCAGAAGGTGTTACCATTGAAAACAAAAAAGGGTTTCTTCCATCCTCATCATTCTATACCTACAAAAGTCTAGCTGATGTTGCCAAAGGTGGCTTTGATGAAATTAAAAGAAAGAAACAACCTCGGCAATTCGTGTTTGAATGAAGTATCTTAGTGTTCTTCTCGCCTACGAGAAATATCTGCAAGTGCTCACCCCTTCCGAGGTGGATGGGCTGCTGACTTCTCGTCCAACGCTGGCTCAGTTGCAGGACTGGTCGCAAAGATTGAATAATCATCGGGCAAGGCTGGAAAGCGTTTTCAGTCGTGCCTATCAAAAACAGAAAGATTATGGAAGATAAAAATCTGATGTCCGCTGATGTGGATATAGTAGTTCGTTTCTTCTCTGCCATCGACCGCCTGAAGGCTGATGGTTGCATTGGCGGTCTGAAGACAATAACCGACCGGTATGGTATCAACCGCTGGAACATCATGTCCCTGCGAGAAAAGCCTGCCGAGTACTACGGTCGTTTCCGTCCGTCATGGGTTCAGTTCCTGGTACGTGACTACCACATCAACCCATACTGGCTGCTCCTTGGCTCTGGGGAGTTCTATGCGACTGGCTTCACGCCCGAAATCGTGAAAAACCTGAATAAAAACTGCACAAGGAAAAAGCAGTCTGCATAA